AGGTGCCGGTGCGTCTGGTGCAGGTTCCTCTGGTGCCGGTGCTTCTGGCTTCTGGGCACGAGCCTTCCACGCCTGAATCGCCCGCATGTAATCCTCGGGCCCCTCCAGCTTCTGCTCTCGCATGAACGTCCCAAAGTCCTTCTCTGGCGCATCAGCTACTGGTGCATCAGCTACTGGCGCTTCGGGAACTGGCGCTGGTGCTTCAGGAACTGGTGCGGGCACACCGGGGCGTACTGGCGCATCGGGACGCACTGGTGCATCGGGGACTGGCGCAGGCGCTTCAGGAACTGGTGCTGGTGCCTCGGGAACTGGCGCGGGCTCTTCGGGAGCTGGCGCATCGGGCGGCAACTGCCTGATCGGTTCCGGTTCAACTTCCGGCTCCGCTTCAGCCCGCTGAGAAGCCTCTGTCACCGCCTCCGCTGCTGTAGTCCCTCCAGGCCGGAATCGTGCCGGTGCTGTGTTTGTCCAGCTGTGCGGTTTAACACCACGCCGCAATGCCTTCGCGGGCTGGCCTGTGGTCTTGCCTGTCCATTGTTCCTCGGGAACAAACTGCCTTCCGTCCCAGATGAATCCAATGGAATCCGGGGCTTGGCCTCGGCTACTGCCAAGGTACTTGAAGTGGCTGTCCGTAATGTAAACGCGACGGCCACGCTCATATTTGTTCGCTACCGCAGACGTGTGGTGATGATCCAAAAGCTTCCGAAGCGTCCTTACAGAAGTCTGGTTTCCGCCCGAGGGGTTATAGTTCCGAGCCCAGCGGTAGCTTGTGTCGGAAGGAACCGTCCCCGCGTTGTTCGACTGTGGTCCCGGTGTGGATTGGTACTCCTCGTAAGCATCGCCTAGTGCGCGTGCAATAGATGTCTCACGACGGACCTGCTCCCTGCTCTTGCGAGGATTGTAAATTGCTGACTGCTCGCGTAGCTGCTTCCGATATCTCGGGTCGGTAACAAACTTTCGGAACATCGCCGCATCGACGCCATACTTCTGCGGGATGCCGCTGATGGCTTCAGCGTCGTTCTTCCACTTGGATATAAAGCCATCAGAGTCAACCTGCTTGCTGACACGCTTGTAAAATTGACCCTTGATCGGAGAATCTATCCAGCCCTGCTTGGACCGCTCGTTAGGCTTCATCTGTGCAACTGCCGGATCAGTAGTCCAGTCAGTCGGCTTGGCCGCCGGCGCTACTTCCTCTTGTGCAGCCGCCTCGCCAACCGCTGCGAACTTGTCCTGTCGCTCCTGCTGTGCAGATACCTTGTCTGCGGGAACCTCCGCTGCGGGAACCTCCGCTGCGGGAACCTCCGCTGCTGGCTGTTGTGCCGGCGGTGGATCGTGACGGACATCAGTAGGCGGCTTGTCAGGGAAAGTGGTGGGAATGCCCGGCAGATGCTCCATGTTCGGATGCCACCTGACATGAGTATGCGGCGGCTTCTTGCCTTGGCCTCCGGGGAGTTCCGTCTTTGTTTTCAACTGCTCGGCAGTTGTTTTCTCTACCGGCTGCTTTGGTTGAGCTATAGTGCCTGGCGGCTGTTGCCTTGTTGGCTGCCACAACCCCTTCGTGTCTTTCTTGTATGAAACCCCCTTGATCGTCACGGTCTGCGGCGCCTTGGCCTGCTGCGGGACAGCAGCCTTCACCGGAGCCTTCTTGGCCCCCACGGTTTTCGCGGGCGCAGACTTCTTCGTCTTCGCCGCTCGACTCGCAGCAATCTTTGCGACATGGGAGGCCCTCCTCTCTCTAAGCGACTTGTTATGCGCATCTATCTTGACGCGCCGGGCCTCGTATTCCTCCTTCTTCTTCTTTTCCCTGGCTAGGGTTTGCTCTCGAGCGCTAGTGGGTCTGACCATGATTACACCTGTCCAATCAATCCGCGAAGTAACGGCGTTACAGTACCCCTCTTTGACCTCTTCTTAGCGTCCTCTAGGGCCTCGGCCTGCCTCTGCATACCAGTCACCAGACCGGACATCTCAAGGCCCTGCTGGCCCGCCTGAGCCTTCCTCTGGGCACTCTGGCCCGCAAGCGACCTGGCGGCCCGCGCCTCCACGTCCTGACCTACTGTGCCAGCACGGGATTTCAGTCCCTGCGCAAACTGCTCGCCAGCTGCACCAAGCCTGCTCGAGGTCGAACTTGGAAGCATGCCAGTGAATCGCCTCGGCTGCGACACTTCAGTAGGCGGGGCGGTGCTAACCATAGGACCAGACCCCCCATCTTCTCCACCCTCGACATATCGGCCGTGCTGCCCAAGACCCCGTAAAATTGCGCCAACAGGACCAACACCAGAGCCAGACCCCTCGGCGCCGCCAGCCACGCCTTCTGTCAACGATGAGATAAGCGGCCCCAGCCAATCTTGCCGGCTTTCCTGCTGCACTAACTTCTGGTCCTCGAGCATCTTAGCCAGGTTATAGGCATTCTGCTGGTCCTGATAATGGCGCATCTCATTGTTATAATCATCCGCCCAGTCGCCAGACATTCCTTGACCAATCAGTTCCCTCATCATCTCCCCCAGCCAATTCTGCGGAAGTTGGAAATTGGCTGACTCTCTCGGATACGGCTGCCCTGGTGGGTAACCGGTCCCCCATGGATTAGTGTATGGTGTCTCCTCCCAGCGGGGCCGACCAGTTGTCGGATCAACATACCAAGGGTCGCCCTCGATGACTGGACTTAATCCGGGGCCAAGCCATTCACCCGTATCTGGATCAATGTTGGGCCACCAATCTTCATACATGTCACCGGGATCTTGATCTTCCGGGTTTGGAATGTCCGGGTCCGGCCACTGAAAACCACCCTCATTTGGAACATTCGGATTCCGAGGGTCAGGATCCACGCCATTCAGGACGCCATCCAGATCCTCATCTTCGACTGGATCCAGCGGACCTCCACCCTCCGGCCTTAGAGGCTGTGGACCTGGGTCTGGCGCTACCCCAGGCATATTTCCCATATCAAATGGATTTTCGAAGGCCGGCGGGCCAACTGGCGGTCCCGGCGGCCACTGCTCCGGCCCGCCGCCCCCCAGGTCTGGCGGGGGAAGAAGGCCGCCCCCCAGGTCTGGCGGGGGAAGAAGGCCGTCTGGTCCCATGTTGGCATTAACCCAATTCCCCACTATGGGAGGAGGGGCATTCATTTGCCACGGCTGACCACCGGGGGAACCCTGATTGCCGGGCATACCACCCAATTGGTCTGACCACCATTGTCGGGGAGGGGCGAATGCTGGATTCATCTGACCTGGATCCACATACCCTTGTCCGCCAGACTGGTAATATCGAGGGTCAATTGTCACGATTATCTCCTAAAGACCTAATCCCGTCCGTGAATTGTTGAGTCTCTCCAGGTTCCCCACATAAATGAATGGGGGTACTGTGTCCACCGAAACTGCACCATGTGACAGTGCGCTACTTCCTGTTACTGTGTGTGAAAGTGCTGGTGTTGTGTGTGTGTGTCCAGATCCGCCGTGTGTAATCGTAGTTGTGGAAAATCCTGTTGAAGTGACTGCCACTGCATTTTGCGGCGTTCCTGACCCTGCCGCAATTGTTGAGCTATTATCAAGTGAGTGTACATGGTCCGCTACATCAGGCAGTACCGTCGCTCCGCTCGTCCCGGCTCCGTGAGTCGAGATAGCTACCGCTGAATCAACAGAACCGCCGCTGTGGGAACCAACCGTCACGCTATCTGTAGCTGCACCCCCAGTTGTCTTGTTATTACCCCTTGCAGGCCATTGTCGCAAAAACACTCCATTCGTAGCAAGATCGAGTGCCGACCCACCCTTTATTTTTGCGTTGTTCGTCCCGTCCATCACACCCCAACCCTTCACCCCCTTGTCACCGTTTACGTCCTGACGAATAGTCCCGATCCTGAAGTCGCCATAACCAGGGGCAACAAGAATCCCGTCCGGCATGTCAAAAAACAGGATAACATCGCCTTTTTCTACGTTCGGATCTTCAGCAACCCCTGCCGGCAGGTAAATCGTAACCTCACTCTTGCCAGTTGTACCGTTTCCTCGGTAACCGTCAGCTTCCTTGCAAACCACTAACGCCATGCTCCCGCCCCGGCTCGGTGCAGCACGGACTTTATCGTCGCGGTTGTAGTCCCAGTTGTGCTGGGCAACTCCCCAGCGTCCCGCCTGAATACTCGGGGCCGTAATCCCGCCCTTCAGGTTAATTACTCCACTGTGATCGAGGGTTTGCTTCGGGTTGGCGAGGATATCCCTGAGAATGAACACCTGCTCCTCGGTCATCCCCGCACCGATAAGCCTGTCGAATTGCCCTGCCTGGTTAGAAAACATTAGCCCTCTACACCATCTATATCTATGCTCTGGATCTCCGGCACATCATCAGCCGCATAGCCACGCAACTCTATGGCAACCTCATGATCGCCATGTGAAGTCTGGCTATACATCCCGTCAAAACGAAACTTCTCGTGCCCGCTCGCATCTTCCAGGCCACTTCTCTCCGTTTTCATGAAGAAGACCACATCCTCCTTGTTTGCCTCCTGAATCTCCACCGCGTCACCCATCTTCTGGCTCATTTCATGCGTTGAGGCAGTCGTGTCGTTGTTGTAGTAAAACCGCAGGTCCAGCCGCTGGTCCCCTGTTGTTGGCTTGAACTTGATTCCTATTTCTCGCCGCTGACGCTGATCATCCTGCGACAATCCAAAAGATGACGACTTCCAGTTCCACTCAATGGCACCAACCACATACTTACTGGTCGTGTCCGGGTTTGTCGTCCATGCGGCGACCGTAAGCTGCGTACTCGTCCTCGCTGTGATCGTGCGGCGCTGACCCTTGCCCGTTCCCTCGTAGATATACACGCTGGCCCCAATAACGGCAGCCGCAAAGCTCGCACCGGAGTCCGTGAGAGTGGTGCCCGAGGATCCCGTGGCCGTGCCCGTCACCTCTGCAGTAATGATGTCCGTATTCCCCTGATCCGCGAGGTGTACAGTTCCACCTTCGGCACCCACAATCATCCGCGTTTGACCACTCGACTGCACAATGGCTGCACTGCCCAGCTCCTGCGGATAGTGATAGTTGTCCCATGTCTGCCGGCGGATGTTATATACCAAGGCTCTTGTCGGCAGAGTCTGCGAATCCCCCTGAAAGGCCACGAAGAAATAAACTCTGTCCTTGGCGCGATCAACCTTTACGAAAAAAGCGTCCTTCTTCGAGAAGTCTATCTTGTCACCCGAGCCGTCTCGCCGCCACAAATCTTGGATCTGCATGCCAATGGGCCTCGCACCCCCCGTGAACACATATGGGCCCATGTCATCCATCATGTATGCAGAGTTCTCAAATACGTCCCAGCAAAACTGGTTGAAAACACCACGATCCTCGACATATCGAATGCTTCCATCCAGCAGCGGATCCCGCGAAAAACTGAATCCATATTTATGACGTTCGCCCAATAGGAAAAGATTCGGCCCAAGAGGCATGGCCGCGATGATGTCGTCATCATCTCCCTGGACTTCCTGTATGTTGATTATGTTTACCGCAGGCACACTCTCGGGCTCGTCAATTTCGCTGAAATCCACCGCCCTGCGACGGCTCTGCTCAGGCACAATAATGTAACTCTTGCCCGACGCGGTGGTTGTTGCTGCAGAAGCTAAGGTAAGGTGCGTTGCATCTGTGAATACCGATATCTCGAGCGGCGCCGGCTCCCCGTCGATTTCGATATAACGGCCAACCATGGTGGATACCCAGTCTGTACTGGTTCCGACAATGGTCGTATCACCGTCCGTTGCCACGGTTCCGCGATTATATTTCACCTGGCCGAGATAGAAGTATCTGTCCTGAAACTGAACAATAACGGACCTGTCGGTTGGGGGCGGCTCAAATCGCCGGCCAATAAGAGAGAGGTCTGTGGGAGGATTTGCAAGAATCAGGATCGTATCGTCTGCTGAACTCACGTTCAGGGTTGCGTCATCTACCTCGTCCGTATATCCGCTCCCAATGGATCCATATGCAATGGTCGCAACCTTGAATAACACATTCGACACACCTGACGTCGAACGCCACAACTCCAGTTTAAACTGTGCGCGTGTCTCGGTTGTTGTGGATAAGCTCGACCAGGTGAAAAAATCATTCTCGTCGGCAGCGACTTCCGTGATTGGACTCAGGCTCGACGGAACGGCCGTCGAAGTGTTATCTATATATCGATATGCAAACGAGTATGTTCCTGCCGTCGCACCAAAGCCCTCCTGGCTCCACGTTCCGCCAGATGTAAAGGTTCCATCAAAGCTCGTGCCAGCCAGATCAAACTTGTCCGTACTCTTATTCGCAACCGTGAAGGACTGACCATTCAAATCATTCTGCATCGACCCTGTTCCAACGACGTTTCCAAGACGAACAGTGTCTCCATCAGATAGTCCGTGTGCGCTGCTTGTGATCTGGTAAAGGCCACTGCCGTTATCTTCAATATACGGCGTTGTGAGAGCCTTGCCCTTGTCAGCTGTGTTCAGGTTGGCTGCAACAATAGTCGGCGCCGCTGCCGGGGCAGTAATGCCAAGCTGCTCAATGTTCGCAGTAATACCATCCCAGCGAAAACCGCGATCTATGCCATTCACGCCAATCAGGTCGCCCTGCCTGGTCTTGCAAAAAGACAGCCGGCGAAATGTGTGGAAACTGCTCGAGGAGATCGTCGATGTACTGGTAAAAGTAACCGGCTGTATTCCACCACGCACCTTCAGCTTGCCCGCAGTAGTCGTGCTGACATTTGTAGCGCTCTGAGCAGTGCCCGGCGGCAAATCACCGGCATCTGCATCAGTAACCAACCCGGAAAAATCACTAATTCTAGGCATCGGTAGTGACAGTGTCCTGAAGATGTCTGAATAAATAGTGGTAACGAGACTGACTCGAACCGCCATAAGTCTGATGACGGGCCTCTGCCTCCATGGCTCGCCGCAATTCCATGTCTGCGATTTGCTTCGTCTGCCCTACGTTGCGAAGATCATTAGAAAACCGGCTCAGGCGATATTCAATTTGAGCCTTGAGGGCCTCAAGCATGGTGTCATTCATATCCACTGGGTCAGATACCACCATCTTGTCACCGGAGTAGGCTGTCGAAAGTGTGCCGTCAATGGTCACCGTGGTGGTGGAAATCGCAGTAATCTTGTGTTGCTCAAGGAACGGGTATGTTCCAGCAAGACCCGTTGGGTGAGCCGTAGTGCTATCCGCCAAACGAATCACAGATCCCACCATGCTCGAGGGCAAGGCAGTGCTTGTCGTTATTGTGCTGGCATCAGCAGAACCAGTTGCCGTGTAAGTACGAGCCTCTGTCTCTGTTCCGGCCCAGCGCAATGTGCGGGGTCGCCTGCGGTAAATGAAGCCAAGTGGTTCAGCGGTACTCGGGCTCGGGTCCACCCACAGGGCAAACCTGTTGTCGTTATCAGGATCCTTCATGATCGTCCAAGCCCACGTCTGGCCGTTTGATTGAACAAACCTCTCCCGCTGCAGCCACTGAGTTGGCGTCAGATAACCTGTAACCCAATGGGACTTCTCCACCGCCACGTCGTAAAGACGCCACAAGTCTGAAGGAAGCGGGTATACCGAGCGGTAGATGTTATAGCTCGTCCCGGTTGTCACGTCCGCACCGGGATTGAAATCATCACTCAACACAATGATCGAACCCGAGGTTCTGCTCGCCACCGGATACACAACATCACCGAATTTTATGCGACCAAACTTAGCCCACGTCGGCCATGTACCGCCGGACAGAGTAATTTCCCTGGCGACGGTATCTTCATGGTCATATCCAATTGTTCCCGTGTTGTAATTGGCAACGAGGTCAATCCGCCCCTCTTTCATGTAGTAATCCCATTCACACACCATGGAGGTGTCGCGGTATGCTCCTTGGATTACCTCACGAAACACGCGCATATCCTTCGTCCTCGCACCACCATCCGTGAGCGCGGTCGTGAAGTCGAGCAGGTCGTGATATGTCAGGACATGATCGTCCATTTACCCCATTCTCCCATATTGCCCACCCATGCCGGGCTGCGGTGGCCCCATGCCGGGCTGCGGTGGCCCCATGCCGGGCTGCGGTGGCCCCATGCCGGGCTGCGGTGGCCCCATGCCGGGCTGTGGTGGCCCCATGCCGGGCTGCGGTGGCCCCATGCCGGGCTGTGGCGGCATTTGCCCCTGTTGCCCCAACTGACTTAACAGAGCCATCAGATTGGGCGGTTGAGCCTGGGGGACATTCTGTGCCATTGAATTAAGCATTGCACCCGGCATCGGAGGTTGTGGCGGCGGCAGCCCCAAAGTGTCTCTCTGCTCTCTTTGCTGGGCCTCCAGAAGTGCAAGTATAACATCCGGTGGTGGTGCCACTGGTTGTGGAGGGGGACCAGCCATCTGCGGCCCCATTGGGCCACCCTGTGGCGGCGGGGAAATACCGGGATTTACTGCCGGCGGAAGAAGGTTTCCACCCATTCCCTGCTGCATGCCCTGCTGCGGCCCTTGTTGGCCGGGGTACGGTAGTCGTTGTCCTTGTGGCCCAGTAGGCATAATTACATTCTCCTTGGAGTTCCAATGACGTCCCGCTTTGGCTTGTCTTCTCGTTGAGCCGTACGGATAAATCGTGCTGCGATGTTTGCGCTTCGTCTCTCTGTTGCTGAAAAGTGCAACGGGTGTGTTCTAATATGCTTGATTGCCTGCTCGACAGTCATCCCCAATCTCTTCGCTATCTTTGAAAATGCCCCCTCTCGGTAAGTTTTGTCGTTAACCAGGCTCCTCATAAACTGGTGCTGGTCGCGATAACTCGGTAGTTCAGCCGGCATTAAACATCCCCTGTGGACGTGGCATTAATAATTGTCCGTTAGGACCAATAGGTATCACTGTCGTGCCCATGCGAATAACTGCATTGCCCCCCATCCGTGCCGCCATCCTCGCGACAGATTGCGGTGAATTCGCAAGCGGAACCAATACAGACAAGACCTTGTCCCCTTGATGAATTTCATATTCCGGCCTCTCAGACGGTGACCGGAGCGGCATCGAACTGCTCCTAGTTTCTCGCTGTCTTGGCGGAAGTATCGGTTCTATGGGCCGAATCAAAGCCATTATTCTTTCCTGCTCTTGCGCTTCCTGATAATTCGTTCTGGAAGGGTTTCGCGTGTCTTCTTTTCCCACCGCTTCGCTATATCCGGGTTCCTCGCATGCATATAACGACGCTGTTTTTCGCTCTTAAACGGCACTACTTCACCTTCGGATTCCCATGCTTCTCAATAACCTTTTCCCTCAATTCCATTCGCTGGTTGCGATTCTTCTGAACCTTCTCTCGCAAGCCCGGATCCTTCGCCACTTCCACAGCCATGAAATCCTGCACAATATCCTCTGCAATTTTCTTCCGCTTTGGCTCTTGTTCGGGAGACTTGTAGTTCACCGACCCAGAGCATGTCAGGCCCTTTGCCTTGCAGGCTGCAAGAACATCGTCTCGACCGGAAACCCACGCCATGTGGTCATCAGGTCGACCGAGGCCGCCCTTGTACACTTTCCCCTGCGTCGAAATACCCGCCTTTTTAGCCATCTTTAACATCCGCTCTCGGCTGAATTTTCCAACCTTATCCATTGCGCCGTGAGATCCCTCCAGAAACGCTCGATCCGTGCCCTTCGTTCCGCTCGGCCGACGCTGCGCCAGCATGGCCGCAAAGCCAGAGTTTTTCCCTTCCCCGACCAGGCGGTCAAAGAACTCTGCACAGCCCATCTCTTCACACTCTCTGCGATGCCTGTCTAAATGTTGGTCTGTCATTATGTCCCCCACATACCTGGCTCGGGGTGCCACAGCCTGTCCCGATCCTCGTCTGGCGTCCACCCCTCCGGTGTCCGATCCTTTAACTGCGCATCGCGTAGCCGATGATGTAACATCCAGTAATAATCCCATTTCCCCTGAGACTCACGCTGCGCCCGACGCCTCGCCCTCTCCGCCAGGTCGTTACGCAATTCAAAGTCTTCCGATTCCGCCCGAGAACCACCGCTCGGCCACGGCGTCTCATGGTGCATCAAGGCTTTCCTCGGGCTGTCCTCCCAGTCCCCCTGGCTGCTATATGTGTCAGCCGGCCCGCCCATTAACTGGCTTGGGCCAAAAAACTCGCCCTCCCAGTCCCTGTAAGTCTTGTCCTCGTCAGATACCGGCTTGCCTGGATGCCCAGCCGGCAGACCACGCAGACGCCCCTGCTCCCTTTGTGCGCCCCTAATCATCTGCTCCGTCCGCAACTGGTTACCCACCTCCGTAGAGAGAAGCGTCGGCACCAACCCACCACCAATAGGGTTCGGCCGGGGATATTTCTTTCTGCCAGCTGGCATTGGTCGACCCTCACCTGATCCGTCTCTTAAACTTAGTAACGCCGCCCGGCCCCTTGATTGTCCCAAGGGCCATGACTAAAGGCCATTCCGGTTTCGCCCGCATGTACTTCTCGTCGCCCGGCATGCTGTACTTCCCAAGGCGATCATCTTTATTCGCAATGTGGTAACGACGAATTTGACCTCGCACCTCCTCATTGCCGGAAGGATGCTTAACCATGTGAGCCGTGGCATCCTCGATTTTACTGAGAATCTCCTCGACCATTTTGTCATTATCCAGTCCGTCATTACGAGGACGTGGCATCTTAGCTATCTTGTCGAAAATGTGATGCGGTTCCATCATGCTACTTCCTCCGGTGGTGGCCCTTCCTCCGGTGGTGGCCCCTCTTCCGGGGGTCCAGCTGGGGGCGGACCTTCCATGCTAGGCATTTCCTCTCCCACTGGCGGTGGAGGAGGTGGCGCCTCGATCATGTACCGAGTCGCATCTAGGTCGTTCGCCTTGGCCCAGTCCTCGACCAAAGCGTTGTATGGACCCACTACACCCTGACCAACGAACTGCTGCAATGTCGGCATTGCGATCTGAGCGAACTCATTCAACTGCCTCACCCGGTTGACCTTGTTCGGCTTGCGAGCCGTGCCCGCCTCAACGCGATAATCGTAGTCCCTCACCGTCTTCTCAAAGTCCTGCGGCTTCATCTGCTGGTTCCAGATAAACGCCCCCGCATTACCTACCACCGGAGAGATCTCATCGCCGGTTAACGTCCACTCTGCAGCCTCCATCTCTTTCATCGCGCATGAACTCAACCAGTCTTCTACCTGACTAGACATGTCATCCGGCCTGATAGATACGTTCTGGTTGCGAATCTCCGCTTCCGAGGCGCTGCGGATCTGGGTCGGACCACTGAGGCCGTAAATCAACTCGGTCAGACCGGTTCTCTTGTCAATCAACTGGAGAACCTGCGACACCATGTTCCAGATCTCTACATTGAATGTAGGGGCATCTAAAAAGGACACCACATCGCTAATCTTCTGACCAAACAGATCACTGATCTCTATGTGCGTGTAAGGCCCTAGACCACTTTTGATCTGGTCCTGAATCTCGGCGCCGGCTGCCTTGGCAATTGCCACATACGTCGTGCTGGCCGCCGCCACCTTGTCAGCCAGGAAACTCATGCACCAGTTCACAAAACGCAGCTCACCAATTGCAGGCTTAATCAGTGAGATAGGCCACACATCCCCCGGCTTCTCATGGAAGGTGAGTTTGCTAAAGGGCCAGCCACCATCCGTCCAGAACGGAATAGGCCACTGAGCCCGCATAAACACCTTCTCAAAACTCTCTTTTTCGAGAACCTGCGTCGGTATATTAAGCGGGTAGGGGACGCCCTCGGCGACCGCGAGAAAACAGAAATCACCAAACTGCGTCCAGTCATAATCCTTTTTCTCAGAGACGTTACCGCTGGCCTTTAGGCGGTCCCCGAACCCCGCTTTTGAATACACCTGCCAGTATTCAAGCAAATCAAATGACTTGCCTTTTCTCTTCTCGCCGCTTGTTTTCTTTCGGCCTTGGGTGTAAACCTCTCCTTGAGCCGCTTTTGATTCGAGCGTCCCGTGCAACTTGCCCTCCAGGCCATACACCCGCTCTATCTGCCACGTTGGATGCACGACCTTCCTGGCAATCCACTGGATGTCCTCCCAGTACTCCGCGTCCGGGTCCACAACAATATCGTCAACAGACACATACGAACTCTGCGGGTGACGCGCCTTCGACCCATGCGGACGACGAATATCCGTCCATAGGATTCCCATCCCTTTAACAATTGCCTCGGTAATGGCCCGCCGGGCGTGAGTCTTCTTATCCGTTTCGTACTGAAGCCAGTTGAGATAATGTTCCTTGATCGAAGCGTGGGTGCGTTTCACTTCCTGAATGAAATTATCCTGCGACCCGTAAATATCGTAATACTGGGCCTGTACGGGATCGCCAAGGTTAATCCCCATGGCCTCCGGCCCAATAAACGGTCCAATGCGAGGGGTCACCTGAATGGTCGGATTCCGGTGATATAACACCGGCCCAAACAGGGCCACCGCCTCAAATACCCGGTTTACTGTCATGCGAAAGTTTGGAAGTGCCCCCTGAGCTTCCTTGTCTAGGAAGCCGCCGGGGGCCTTCGCATACTCACCCTTCCACATCCAGTCATGCGGGCCGTCGAAGAACTTCATGCACTCATTGGCATACTTGCCAAACTTGGCATGCTTGACCTTCTCCGCATCGTGGATCTTTTGGATCCACTGGCGGCAAATTTTCTGCATTGGGTGATCAACCATTTACGGTTTCCTGCCCAACTACGGCTTTCCTAACCGCGACTTCCAGGGTTTCCTTGACAGTTTCTTCCAGCCAGCCTCGCTTTGGGTTGCCCTTAAAGATAATGCCAAGACCAATAGCCTTCTCCCGAAGCTCATGATATGGCGTCTTTTCTGCAGCTGGAAGCGATACCGATTTACCAGTTAAACGCTTACTGACAAAATCCACCGAAGATTGCATCGAGGCAAGTCGGTCCTCTATGGTGTTCAGCCTCTTGCTTAATTCCTTGTCGTACTCCGTTCGGCCCCATGCACCATTTTCTCGCATGTCCTGATTCAATTGGAGCTTGGGGTCATCAATATGGCGCACAGCATCAAACCATCCGCCATCTGATGTACGAATTACAACATTCCGCCCGGTTCGTGAAATGCGAACAACAAATCCCAAGCGGGGCTCACCGCTGTTAAGCACAGCGTTTGGGTAATACTCAACCGGAGTACCAACATCCACGTCAGGCATTTCAAACAAAAGGACTTCTTCCTGGGTCGGGGTTTCTGACATCTTTACTCTCCTGTGGGTCCAAGGTTAACGTAGTTCTCTAATTGTCCTGAATGCACACGGGCATTCACTCTCCTCTGCTCCTCTCTCGCATTCCTCGCCTCAATAATGCGGGCAACTCTCGACTTTGAGGATGCCATCTGTTTCGGCTTTATGTATCTCAATCCGTGGGCAGCGGCATACTCCAGTGTCTCTATGGCGTGGCAATTGGATCGCCTATTCCCCTCATCCTGAACGTAACCGTTCATTACCTTTTTCTTGAATCGCGTAAATTCTCGACAAAGGTTTGGGCAACGAGCGACCACGCAAAGGAATTTCGTCTCCCCGCCAGCACCAATGTGAAGCCAGTCGCGGAGCTTCATTTCTCGACCTGAAACATCGTCACTCCCAGACAAGAAGCCATGCCCGGTATCTATACTCTTTACGCCACGCTTCTCCAAGCTCTTGGAATACTGCACTCGCGGCAATATTCCTGAACCAATGTCTCGGATCCTTGCTCCGTGGGCATCGATAATAAACGCCTGAAAAGTCTGGTCGTTCGCTTTTTGAGAAACAGCGTCACCAAATTTCTCTGCCGTACATTGTTGCAGATACAGCTCGTCATAGACAACGGCATAATCTCCCACCTCTGGGGGGGGAATCGCCCAAAACGTAACCGCACAGACACTGTGGCCGGGATCGATAACCATATATCGACACCAGTCCCTCGGTGGAACGCCATCATTCTTTGTGAGCGTCTCCTGAATGGGCGTCCTCGGCTCGTTGAACTTAATCGCGTTATGAATATCCTTGGAGAAGGTCGGATACATTAGCACCGAATCGGTGACCATTTCCCCCAATGCACGCTTCCTGTACTCGTCCTCGCCTCGCTTCATCCACCGCTTGACATTCTCCTGCTTCACATGCTCGGGCATGTAGGGGTTATCAAATATAGTCGCCCGGAAAATGACAGTTGAGCTATTCTTGTCCTTCTTCTCGTCTTCCGACCTTTCAACCAGGTTCACTAATGCATCATTTTTGGAGTGCGGAAGAGCAGACCAGCGTAGTTTTCCGTCACGCATGGAGAGCCTGGCGATCATTTCGTCATACCACTCAGGTCGCTCCAGATCCTCGTCGATATGCACAAGGTCTGCCTGAAATCCCGCTGCCGGCTCGCCCTTGCTTCCCATTGCTAAAATCGTCCATCCATTATGCAATTCGCACAACTCGAAGACATGCGATGCCCTTTTCTTCCACGCAAATCTCTTAATGAATCTAGGGGGAATTAATGGCGGCGCCGGCTTGGCATCCTTTTTTCTCTTCCAGTCATCCTCCAACCAAGGCTTGAAGGACCGCCATTCCTTGGTTTCCAGGTCTTTGATGATCCTGAATGACCCCGCCCTGAAGAGATACTTGTGGATGACTCTCCCGATATGCCCCTCATCCATACCAAGGCACACCATTACCCCATCCTTCTCCGGGTATTTATTGAAAGGATCTTGGCCGGTCGCCGCTCGGGCGTCCTCTACAAATGCAGCCAGAGACTTCCCAACCTGGTTGCCGGCCTGGATCAACGCCTCTTTTGCCATGCAGGCGTGGAACCGCTCCTGAAAGGGCAGCGGCTCATAGACACGGAGAGCCTCAATCTTCCGGCGGGCCAATTCTGCGGCCAGCCGGCGGACCTCCCTCTTTTCGTATTCCGTTGCGCCGACTACCGTGTCACTTTTTGGGACTTGAATCGGTTCGCTGGTTCCGTGTCTTCTTTCCATGAATAATCGCCCGGTTGCAGCTTAGAAGTCGTTTGTCAAGTTCGTGTGTGATTTCGTCCTCGGTCAACTGGTCAAGGCTCTTCTGAGCCGCCCCCAGTTCAGACGTCTTTATGTTCATTCTCATAACTGTATCCAGATACCGTTGTCGCTGGCCGCTACCAGGAGCTGAACTGAGGAATTCTGCCATGTACCATTGACTAAGACCATCTGGCCCACCGAACGCCTCGATAAGCCTCTGGAATGTCTCGGCAATGTGTGGAACGTCGCTCCCGGTTTCGGTTATTTTCTCGAGGAACTTAAACCCTCGTTCATTGATCTTAGCGACCCTCTCATCCAATGCGCGGTCTTTCTGTTTTTTGACCTGCTCCGAACGACACATCTTACAGACGCCCTTAAAGCCATCATCTTTGTCTGAATCCCGATGCCAGAATTCATCCGTCAATGGCATGATCGTAAAACACTTATTGCATTCTTTTTCCATGATCAAACAAACCCGCCGAGAAGATTTTTCAACTTGTCTAACATCGGGTTATAGGAGGCCGCAAACTGTGATTGCTGCAACTGTGGCTGATTCCACGGCACCAGAGAATTCCCCATCATCTGTCCAGTATTTGGCTGTCCGCCCATCTGTGAAAATAATCCGGCATCCGCAGCCTGCCGGCCTCCCGTTACTCGGTTCTGCATGTACGGCGCCCAGTTCTGGGGGCCACCAGGAACCTGACTTCCCTGTGGCAGTTGACCCGTCACATTTGTTCCGCCACCTGTATCAAAAGCAAAGGGCTGCCCTGGTGGCCCCGGCATACCGCCGGGCATACCGCCACCCGGCATACCGCCAGGCATACCGCCACCCGGCATACCGCCGGGCATACCGCCACCCGGCATACCGCCGGGCATACCGCCACCCGGCATACCGCCGGGCATACCGCCACCCGGCATACCGCCGGGCATACCGCCACCCGGCATACCGCCGGGCATACCGCCGGGCTGTCCACCGCCGGGCATTCCGCCTGCTGGCTGTTGCTGGTCGCCACCAGAACCCTTCTTACGCCACAGATCCGAAACTGCAACCCTGCTCCCATCAGGATTTATCTTATACCCCTGCTCATTTCCAGAGTCACCGAGTTCCTCCCATATCACCCCCCCATCCTCGCCACCTGCGGAGGGCGCTACCGAAGCTCCACC